AGATCGCTCAGTGTCTCGTGGGCTCGGAGATGTGTATAAGAGACAGTTACAACATATAACCCCTTATTCTATACATCAGAGTAAGGGGGATTTTTATGGAAATTTTCTTATTTAAAATCTTGGAGTAAAATATCACCATCGAGGGTAGCTCCTTCGAAATAAGTTTTACTCCGCTTTGTGAGTGGCCATTAACGAAGCGGTGGATACATACGGAACCTGGGACGGATTCTCCGTCAGCCATCCGATGTACCACCGTTGATTTGTCATGCCTTCTCATGAGTGTACGAAGCCGGTGTGTCATCTGATGCACCGGCTTTTGTTGTATCTGCCGCCTCCCTTCCCAAAGCGGGAAAGGACAAGCAATGCAAAAGAATGACAACCAGCACTACATCTATCTGCGTTCCACCCGTGAGCGCATCCCCTGCACAGAACAGGAGTTTCACGACTACTACCGCGACATTGACGCCTTCCGTAAGAAGCAACAGCGTCACAGGCGCTGCGTGTGCCCTGCCACGAAGAGACTGGACTGCGACATGGACTGCGCAACTTGTCCCTTCAGCAGAGCCAGAGACACCCTCTCCTTAGATTTCACCACTACAAACGATGATGGTGATGAAAGGCCCTGGCTTGACGATATACCAGATGTATTTGCAGAGGTCGATGTGAAAGCCGAGGAAACCGAGTTGTTCGATGCGCTGCACCTTCTTCTATCAACCCTCGCACCGGAGGAGCTGGCAATTTGCAAAACCGTCATGGCAGACCTCTCCGAGCGTGCCGCAGCGGCGTCATTGAACATCTCCCGAAAAGCCTATATGTACCGCAGGGATAAGGTTTTGAGCCATTTGAAAAATTCTCTAAAAAATTATCGCTGATTTGGGGACCAAACGGCGATCCCGTGTCCGGTGGCAAGTGTAAGAGGCAAAACGATACCGCCGATTACGGGAGGTGACAAAGAATGCACGAGTCCGAAAACAAGACGATGAACCCCGACGAGGAACTGGTTGATATCCTTCTGGACTTTATCATCGTCGCAGCAAACCTGGCAAAAAGCATCAACCGCTCACTCAAGCAGAAGCAAATCAAGGAAGGAGGCAACGTTAATGGGCAGAATCAGCGAATTGGAACTGGCAATCAAAGACCTGCGCAGCGCCGCAGCCACTATTAATGAAGTGGCCAACACCCTGGCAGAGATGTTCAGCAACACGGCCGATGAAGCCCCTGACGCTGCCGTCCCTGCCGAACCCCCGCTGACTTTGGAACAAGTCCGAGCAGTTCTCGCGGACAAGTCCCGCAAGGGGCACACCGCCGAGATCCGCGCTCTGCTCCAGAAGTACGGCGCAGCAAAACTATCCGGCATTGATCCCGTCCACTACAAGGCGCTGCTTGCCGATGCGGAGGTGCTGACCGATGCCACCTAAAAGGCACGCTGTTCTCTCGGCATCATCTTCCGAGCGGTGGCTGAACTGCCCTCCCTCCGCAAGGCTGTGCGAAGCCTACGAGGATAAAGGCAGCGACTATGCCGCCGAGGGTACTGATGCTCATGCGTTAGCAGAAGCCCGGCTCAAGCAGGCGCTTGGCATTCTGGCTGAGAATCCAATCGAGAACCTTTCCTGGTACAACGAGGAAATGGAAGAGTGCGCCGCTGGATATGCCGCCTATGTGGTGGAGCTTTTGGAAACCGCAAAGCAGACCTGCTCTGACCCAGTGGTCATGATTGAACAGAGGGTAGACTTTTCCCGTTGGGTTCAGGAGGGATTCGGCACAGCCGACTGCATCCTCATCGCCGATGGTGTCATGAATATCTGCGATTACAAACATGGCAAAGGCGTCGAGGTCAGCGCAGAGCAGAATCCGCAGATGATGCTGTATGCCCTGGGTTCTTTGGAAATCTTCGACGGCATCTATGATATCGACACTGTCCGTATGACTATCTTCCAACCCCGAAAGTCCAATGTCAGCGTGTACGAGATGGCAAAGGACGAGCTTCTGGAATGGGCAGATAACGAACTGACGCAGAAAGCACAGCTTGCCTACGAGGGTCAGGGCAATTTCTCCTGCGGCGAATGGTGCCGCTTCTGCAAAGCGAAAGCTGAGTGTAGAGAACGCGCCGAAGCCAACCTCACCCTTGCACGGTACGACTTTGAGGAACCGGCGCTCCTTGACGATGAGGAGATCGCCGACATTCTCGGCAAAGTCGATGCATTGACCGCTTGGGCAACCGATGTGAAGGAATACGCTCTGCAGCAGGCTGTCAGCGGCAAGGTATGGAGCGGGTGGAAACTGGTCGAAGGCCGTTCCAACCGTAAGTACACCAACGATGCCGTTGTTGCCGCCGCTGTTGAAAGCGCAGGCTTTGACCCCTATGAGCGCAAAGTCCTCGGTATCACTGCAATGCAGAAGATGCTCGGCAAATCCCGCTTTGAGGAGCTTCTCGCTCCCTACATTGAAAAGCCGCAAGGCAAACCGACGCTCGTGCCGGAGAGCGATAAACGTCTGGCAATGAACACCGCAAAATCAGATTTTATGGAGGAATTTTAATATGTCTACCAACACAACCAGAGTCAACAACCCTATGAAGGTCATCACCGGTCCCGACACCCGTTGGTCTTACGCCAATGTCTGGGAGCCGAAGTCCATCAACGGCGGCACGCCGAAATACAGTGTCAGCCTCATCATCCCCAAGTCCGACACCAAGACAATTGCAAAGATCAAGGCGGCTATCGAGGCGGCCTACCAGGAAGGACAGGCTAAGCTGAAGGGCAACGGCAAGAGCGTACCGTCCCTTGCTGCCATCAAAACCCCGCTCCGCGACGGCGATATCGAGCGCCCCGACGATCCGGCTTATGCCAATTCCTATTTCATTAACGCCAACTCCGCTACCGCTCCCGGCATCGTGGACGCTGACCGCAACCCTGTACTGACCCGCTCCGAAGTTTACTCCGGTGTGTATGGTCGCGCCAGCATCAACCTGTATGCCTTTAACAGCAACGGCAACAAGGGCATCGCCTGCGGATTGAACAATCTGCAGCTCATCCGTACAGGAGAGCCGCTCGGCGGCAAGGCAAGCGCAGAGGCCGACTTTGCGACCGACGACGATGATGACTTTCTGGCTTAAGGAGGTAACCGAATATGGAACTGACTACGATTCTTTGCATCGTGCTTCTCAGCCTGTATCTGTTGCTGGCGGTCTTTTGGATCGTTCGCTCGGTCATTGATGCCATTGATGACCACGAACGCAAGAAAAGAAATGATGCCTGGGATGCCGAAAAGCAGCAGTTTGAAAAAGAGCGCGCCCTTCGTGAAGTGGAATACCACGAAGCCCGCATGAAAAATCTGCACGAGTAAAACGCACTACCCCGTGGGCGGCGGAGCAATCTGCCGCCCTGTTGGGGTAAGCGAAAGGACCTGTAAATATGAAAACTCTCTCAATCGACATTGAGACCTACAGCGATCAGCCGCTTGCGAAAACCGGCGTCTATCGCTATGTGGAGTCTCCCGTATTTGAAATCCTGCTCTTTGCCTACAGTGTGAACGGCGGTAATGTGCAGCAGGTCGACCTTGCCTGCGGAGAACAGATCCCCGCCGAGGTCATTGCTGCATTTGAGGACGATTCCGTTACCAAGTGGGCATTCAACGCAAACTTTGAACGCATTTGTCTGTCACGCTTTCTTGGGCTACCGACCGGGGATTACCTTAAACCGAACGCATGGAAGTGTTCTATGGTCTGGGCGGCTACGATGGGACTGCCGCTTTCTTTGGAAGGGGTCGGTGCTGTGCTCGGCCTTGAAAAGCAGAAGCTGACCGAAGGCAAAGACCTCATCAAATATTTCTGTCAGCCCTGTGCGCCGACCAAAACCAACGGACAGCGTACCCGCAACCTTCCAGCACACGCCCCGGACATGTGGCTGGCTTTCAAGAAATACAACATCCGCGATGTGGAGACCGAAATGTCCATTCAGGCGCGCCTGTCCAAGCATCCTGTGCCAGACAGTGTGTGGGACGAATACCACATCGACCAGGAAATTAACGACCGCGGTGTTGCGCTGGATATGGAACTGGTGCGGCAGGCCATTCAAATGGACGGTCGATCTCGCTCCGAACTGACCCAGGTAATGAAAGATTTGACCGCTCTGGAGAATCCCAACTCCGTGCAGCAGATGAAGCAGTGGCTTTCGGGCAACGGCATGGAAACCGATACCCTCGGCAAAAAAGCTGTGGCGGAAATGCTGAAAACTGCACCGCCAGAATTGCAGAAGGTTCTGGCTCTCCGTCAGCAGCTTGCCAAGTCCTCTGTAAAGAAGTACCAGGCAATGGAGACTGCGGTTTGCACCGATGGCCGTGCCAGAGGTATGTTCCAGTTTTACGGTGCCAACCGCACAGGCCGATGGGCAGGTCGCATCATTCAGATGCAAAATCTGCCCCAGAACCACTTGGAGGATCTGGCAGAAGCCCGTGGCCTTGTCCGCTGTGGCGACTTTGAGGGTGTGAAAATGCTCTACGAAGATGTGCCGGATACTCTGTCCCAGCTGATCCGCACCGCATTCGTTCCCCAGGGCGACCGCAAATTCATCGTGGCAGACTTTTCGGCAATTGAAGCCCGTGCCATTGCATGGCTTGCCGGAGAAGAATGGCGGCAGAAGGTTTTTGCGGATGGCAAGGACATCTACTGTGCGTCTGCGTCTCAGATGTTTGGTGTTCCGGTGGAAAAGCACGGCATCAACGGACACCTTCGGCAGAAAGGCAAAATCGCGGAACTGGCTCTCGGCTATGGCGGCTCCGTTGGTGCTCTCAAAGCGATGGGTGCGCTCGACATGGGGCTGACCGAAGACGAACTGCCGCCCCTTGTGGACGCATGGCGGCAGGCAAATCCGAAAATTGTGCAGTTTTGGTGGGCGGTCGACCGTGCCGTTATGGAAGCTGTTCGCTTCAAGCACACCAACGAGACCTACGGCATCGAGTTCTCATGCAAGAACGGGATGCTCTTTATCACGCTTCCGTCCGGCAGACGACTTGCCTATGTAAAACCCAAGATCGGCACAAACAAATTCGGCGGCGACTGTATCACTTATGAAGGTGTCGGTGGCACAAAGAAGTGGGAACGGCTGGATAGTTACGGTCCCAAGTTCGTGGAGAACATTGTGCAGGCAACGGCAAGGGACATCCTCTGCTATGCCATGAATACGCTCCGCTGCTGTTCCATTGTAATGCACATCCACGATGAAGTGGTCATCGAAGCAGATCGGCGAATGTCTATGCAGGCAGTCTGCGACCAGATGGGCAGAACCCCACCCTGGGCAAAAGGGCTGCAGCTTCGTGCTAATGGTTATGAGACCGATTTTTATAAGAAAGATTAACGAGGTAAATCCCATGAGTATCAACAAATTCAACAGCGAGGGTTATTACGACCCCACCGCTTATGAGGCAATGACTGCCGTAGAAAAGGAAGAACGGGCGCTCCGTGCCTTCCGTCCCATCGTTTACATCTGCTCACCCTATTCCGGCAATGTGTCGGAAAATATCGAAAATGCTCGAAAGTACAGCCGCTTCGCCGTGGACAAGGGGTACATCCCTGTAGCACCCCACTTGCTGTTTCCGCAGTTTCTGAATGACAACAATCCGAAAGAGCGTCAGTTAGGATTGTTCTTCGGAAATGCCCTGATGAGCAAGTGCAGCGAGGTGTGGGTCTTTGGTGACCGAATCTCCGCCGGCATGGAATCAGAAATCCGCAGAGCCAAGTGGAAGAACTACCGCTTGCGTTACTTCACCAATACTTGCGAGGAGGTATAAACCATGTTCACCCTTTATAGTGCAGACTACATTAATGCACCAAGCAACTGCTCCTATCCGCACAAAACGGAAGTGAGGGATGCTACGGATCTCGCTGCCGCCGTCAGCCGCGACTACGTCTGCGCCGAGTACATGAACCATTACCGCAACGGGGATAATTTCCTCGGCTCGGACTGCCTTCCCGTGGACTGCGACAACGACCACTCCGAGAACCCTGCCGATTGGGTCACTCCGGCTGATGTCCAGGCGGCTTTTCCCAGCATTACCTTTGCCGTTCACTACAGTCGCTTTCATATGCGCGAGAAAAACGGTAAACCCGCTCGTCCCAAGTTCCATGTGCTGTTTCCCATTGAATACATGACAGATGCTGCCGCCTACAGCGAAATGAAGAAACTGGTCAATACCATCTTCCCGTACTTTGACACCAAGGCTCTGGATGCCGCCCGATTCTTTTTCGGCACAGCAGAACCCAAGGTGGAGATTTTCTCCGGCGATATAACCTTAAGCGAGTATCTGTCCGCAGAGGATTTTGATGCGGATATGTCCGGTGGTTCCTACGGCGGCGCGCGGGTCATTCCGGAAGGCAGCCGCAATGCCACCATGTCTCGCTTTGCCGGTCGCGTCATCAAGAAATACGGCGATAGCGAAGAAGCATTTAACTGCTTTCTGGAAGAAGCGAATAAATGCATCCCTCCGCTGGAACAGCAAGAACTGACGGCCATTTGGCACAGCGCTCAGAAGTTCTATGCCAAAGTCCAGCAGCAGGACGGATATGTTCCTCCCGAACTGTATAACGATGACACCTCCTATAAGCCGGACGATTTCTCCGATGTCGGACAGGCAGAGGTTTTGGCGAAGCATTTCTCTGGGGAACTGCGGTATTCTCCGGCAACCCACTACATCCGTTACAACGGACGATACTGGCAAGAAACCGAACCCGGTTCACAGGCTGTTGCCCATGAATTGACCCGCCGTCAGCTGAAAGAAGCGGCTGCGGATATGCTTGCTGCTCTTGCCGCCCTCAAGGCTTGCGGTGCGCAGGATATTCTGGACAACAACAGCAAAGCCAAGGCCGAGGGCATGATGAGCGAGGAGCAGATGGAAGCATACAAGGCTTTCCTTGCCGCAAAAGCATATCAGTCCTATGTCATTCAGCGCCGCGCATCCAAGAACATCACCGCCACGCTGAAGGAGTCCCGTCCGATGCTTGAAATCACCCCGCAGGATCTGGACGCTAACCCTTACTTGCTATGCACCCCGGATGCGACCTATGACCTACGTCTCGGTATGGCGGGTGCACGGGAACATTCGCCGGAGGACTTCATCACCAAGACCACTACCGTTTCTCCCAGTGACCGTGGCAAACAGATCTGGCTTGACTGCCTGGACACCATTTTCTGCGGCGACCGGGAACTCATCGACTATGTGCAGATGATCTGTGGTCTCGCCGCTGTTGGCAAGGTCGAGGTCGAAGCCCTCATTATCGCATACGGCTGCGGACGCAACGGCAAGTCTACCTTTTGGAACTCCGTGTCCCGTGTTCTGGGTCTGTACAGCGGCAATATCTCTGCCGACACGCTGACCTTCGGATGCCGCCGTAATGTGAAGCCGGAGATGGCCGAGGTCAAGGGCAAGCGTCTGCTCATTGCTGCTGAAATGCAGGAAGGCGCTCGGCTGAACGATTCCACTGTGAAGCAGCTTTGCTCCGTGGACGATATCTTTGCGGAAAAGAAGTACAAAGACCCCTTCAGCTTTTCACCCAGCCACAGCCTGGTGCTGTACACCAACCATCTGCCGAAGGTCAGTGCATCCGATGACGGCACCTGGCGCCGCCTGATCGTTATCCCGTTCAATGCTAAGATTGAAGGCAAGAGCGATATCAAAAACTACGGCGACTACCTGTATCAGAATGCCGGAGAAAGCATTCTTGCCTGGGTCATTGAAGGAGCAAAAAAGGTTATTGACCTGGACTACAAATTTCCGGTTCCGGCTACCGTGCAGAGAGCTATTGATGACTACCGCGCACAAAACGACTGGTTCGGTAATTTTCTCGATGAGAGGTGCGAGGTCAGCAATAGCTACAGAGAGAGTTCCAATGCTCTGTACCAGGCATACCGCAACTATTGCGTGGATACCAACGAGTATGTCCGCAGCACCGCTGACTTCTATACTGCTCTTGAGGGTGCGGGTTTTGACCGTATCAAGATAAAAAACAAGCGCTTTATAAAGGGTGTGCGGCTGAAACCGGACGATGCGGGCAGTGAGGATTTCCTTAACTGACAGACCATTGGGTTAACCTCGATTAAGGTCAAATACAAAAAAGTCTCTTAGGGGGATTTTTCATAAAAACCCATAAGAAAAAGTCTTGTAAATGACCTTCAACGAGGTTAACCCCGGTCATAAATCTCAACAGGAGAAAGCATTATGAGAGAAAAAACAATCGAGCGAAAATTAACGCTGATGGTTAAGAAGCGGGGCGGCATCTGTCCGAAGTTCGTGTCTCCCGGATATGATGGGATGCCCGACCGAATCGTTCTTCTGCCTGGTTGCCATTTTGCCTTTGTAGAAGTAAAGGCTCCCGGTGAAAAGCCCCGCCCACTTCAGCTTTCGCGGCACAAATTACTGCGCAGACTCGGTTTTCCGGTATATGTTCTGGATGCCGAGGAGCAGATCGGAGGTATCCTTGATGAAATACAGTCCACATGATTACCAGACCTATGCCGTGGATTACATTGAGACACATCCCGTTGCCACCGTATTTTTAGACATGGGACTTGGAAAAACGAGCATCACCCTTACGGCAATCAACGACCTGCTGTTCGACAGCTTCGAGGTTCACCAGGTGCTGGTGATTGCACCGCTGCGAGTGGCGCGGGACACATGGACAGCGGAAGTAGATAAGTGGGATCACCTGCAGAACCTCGTCTGCTCCGTGGCTGTCGGCACCGAAGCGGAGCGCAAAGCTGCCCTGACGCGACCGGCTGACATTTACATCATCAACCGTGAGAATGTCCAGTGGCTTGTTGAGGAAAGCGGCATTCCGTTTACCTTCGACATGATCGTGATAGACGAGCTGTCCTCTTTCAAGAACCACAACACAAAGCGGTTCAAAGCAATGCTGAAGGTCAGGCCCAAGGTAAACCGCATCGTAGGGCTGACCGGCACTCCTGCTTCCAACGGTCTGATGGATCTGTGGGCAGAGTTCCGCATCCTGGATATGGGTCAGCGGCTGGGACGCTTCATCACCAGATACCGCACCGACTACTTTCAGCCGGACAAGCGCAACGGGCAAATCATCTACAGCTACAAGCCGCTGCCATATGCGGAGGATGCCATTTATAAGCAGATATCCGATATCACCATCTCCATGAAAGCCGCCGACCATCTGAAAATGCCGAAACTGGTCAGCAGCGAATACGCCGTCCGTCTTTCCGATGAGGAAAAGCAAAAATACACCGATTTGAAGCAGGAACTGGTGCTGTCCCTCGGAGATACCGAAATTACCGCCGCCAATGCCGCATCCCTCTCCGGCAAATTGTCGCAGATGGCGAACGGTGCGATTTACGATGATAACGGCAAGGTCATCCAAATCCATGACCGAAAGCTCGATGCTTTGGAGGACATCATCGAATCCGCGAACGGAAAGCCGGTTTTGGTGGCTTACTGGTTTAAACATGACCTCACTCGCATATCAGAAAGGCTGAAAAAACTGCACATCCCGTTTTCACGGCTGGATGACTCCAACAGCATCCGTAGATGGAATAACGGAGAAATCCCGGTAGCGCTGATCCACCCTGCATCAGCAGGACACGGTCTCAACCTCCAATCCGGCGGTTCCACCCTTGTGTGGTTTGGGCTTACTTGGAGTCTGGAACTGTATCAGCAGACTGTAGCCCGTTTATGGCGACAGGGTCAGACCTCTGAAACCGTGGTGGTTCAGCACATCGTAACCAAGGGCACCATTGACGAGCGCATCATGAAAGCACTCTCCCAAAAGGAGCATACGCAGACGGCTCTTATCGACGCCGTAAAAGCGGACTTGAAAATCTGAGACAATCTATGAAAATCCGTGCCGATCCGAGGAACACAAAATATCGGAGGTACGAATATGAAACCTTATCAAGCATTAGCCAACGCCATTGTAGAACTGGCCGTAAAAGACTACAAAAAATCCCTCAAGCGGCACTATCGCTTTCCGAACAGAGAGGATTATGCCGCCGAGGTGAAAAGCCTGGAGCGATTTTTCCGTTCCGGTTGGTATGGAATGCTGACCGACCTTGACGGCGAATATCTCATGACAGGTGTTCGCCGTATGGTGCGCAAGGAGGTGGCGGCATGAAGGCAAAGGAATTTTTGAACCAGGCATATCTCTTGGATCAGCGCATCAAGAGCAAGTCCGAGCAGATACAGTCCCTGAACGAGCTTGCCACCAAATGCACTGCCACACTGACAGGTATGCCGAGAAATCCCAATCGCGGCGGCTCCGCGATGGCAGATGCCGTGTGCAAAATTATAGACCTGCAAAATGAGATCGCTGCGGACATGGACCGGTTGGTACAAATCAAAAAGGACATCGTGGATGTTATCGGCAAGGTCGATGATGTGAAGTTCCGCATTCTCTTGGAGAAGCGGTATCTGTGCGACGAAACATGGGAAGAAATCACCGTGAGCCTGTACCACAACCGCCGGTGGGTCTTCCGTCTGCACGGCAAAGCCCTGGATGAAGTGCAGAAAATCCTTGATTCCGCTGAAACAAGCCACTAAAAGCCACTATAATACCTCCTCGCTTTATGATATCATTATAATGCGAAGAAAATATGGAACGAGCCTCATGGGAGCAATCCCGTGGGGCTTTTCTTATGCCCGAAGGAGGTGAAACGATGCCGAAGAAACCGTTGCGACCCTGCTCTCATCCCGGCTGCCCCAACCTCTGTGAGGGACAGTTTTGTGAACAGCACCGTGTGGAGGAACGCCGCAAGTACGACAAATACGAGCGCAGCGCCGATGTCAACCGCAAGTACGGCAGAGCGTGGAAACGCATCCGTGACCGCTATGCGGCGGAGCATCCTCTCTGTGAGATGTGTCTTAAGGAAGGTCGGCTGACCCCGGTACAGGAAGTTCACCACATTATGCCCGTTTCTAAAGGCGGCACTCACGCAAGAGACAACCTCATGAGCCTCTGCCAGTCCTGCCACACCAAGATCCACCACGACCTCGGCGACAGATAAAAAGAGGTCACCCCGAAGGATGACCTCATATGGCGGAGCGGGCAGGATTCGAACCTGCTATCGGCACTTGTTAAAGCTCCTTACATTTTCCTTGCGTTCACCACAGCTACAACTAGGCCACTCCGTGCGCGCCGCATACCACCGTGTCATGTCTGTTTACCATCTCAAGTTCCTCCTTTAGACTTCTGACTGCAATTAGTGTTTGAACTAAGGCCAGGAAGAGTGAAACTATGTCGACTGGGATTCCGTTTAACAGAAAAATGCTCGTAGCCAAAACCAACTAGTTTTGATAAATACATTATATCACAAGACAGAAAAAATGCAATCATCTCTCGGTAGGGGGATGAAAATCTCCGGGACCTTTTCGGTCGGGCAACGGCCCGGGGTCACGTGCGCGAAAAAGGCGAAATCAAAAGGGTAATTAAAGGCAGCGGCTTGTCTGCCACCGGAAAGGAGGTCACAGATGCCCACAAAATCGAATAACACAGGCGGGCGCGGCGGTGCAAGATCCGGTGCGGGAAGGAAGAAATCCGCAGTCAAGGACAAAGCCGAAAACGGTAATCCCGGCGGCAGAAAACTTGAAGTGCTGGATATTCCCGAAGTCGAGGGTGTTGAAATGCCAAAGCCCCATGATTTTCTTTCTGCCGAGCAGCGGGACGGCAGCGTCCTGCAGGCACAGGAAATTTACACGGAAACCTGGCGATGGCTCAAAGGCATCGGCTGCGCCTCCAAGGTCTCGCCCCAGCTCCTGGAGCGGTACGCCATGTGTTCCGCCCGGTGGATACAGTGCGAGGAGATGACCAACCGCATGGGCTTCCTCTCCAAGCATCCCACCACGGGAAAGCCGATCCCGTCCCCGTTTATCAACATCGGCATCAACTACATGAACCAGGCGGTTCGGCTCTGGAATGAAATCTTCCAGATCGTGAAAGAAAACTGCAGCACAGAATACGGCGAGTCCACACCGCAGGATGACCTCATGGAGCGCCTGCTTCGTGCGAGAAAGGGGTAACACCATGTTTGAAAAAGTGAATCCGTGCCACCCGGACAAGGTGGCAGACAGAATCGCCGGTGCGCTCGTTGACCTGGCATACAGAAAAGAAACTGATCCCCGCATTGCCGTGGAAGTTCTCATCGGCCACGGCGTGTGCCACATCATTGCGGAAACCTCTGTTGCTCTGGAAAAGGCGGGTGTCACCGCCGCCGTCCACCGCATTGCCGGAAACCTCACCGTGGACTATGCGGAAGTGCCGCAGGACGGTCACCTCGCCGACAATCAGGCAGATGGTATCCGCTGCGGCGATAACGGCATCTTCAAGGGAATGCCCGTGACCGAAGAGCAGAAAACGCTGTCCCAGATCGCACGACGCATTTTCTCCGTGTATCCTTATGACGGCAAGTATATCCTGGACGGCGACAGGCTTATTCTCTGTCAGAGCAATACCCCTTCGGATGCGCTCCGCGCGCTGTATCCCGATGCGGAGATCAACCCGCTCGGCGATTGGACGGGCGGCACCGATGTGGACACCGGCGCCACCAACCGTAAGCTCGGCTCGGATATGGCCGACTCGGTGACCGGCGGCGGTCTGCACGGCAAGGATCTGTCCAAGGCAGATGTGTCCGTCAATATCTACGCTTTCCTCAAATCCCAGAAAACCGGCAAACCCGTGACGCTCTGCTGCGCCATCGGTGACAACACCGTTGACGGCAGACCGTATGAGGAGATCGTGGAGATCGCCCGCAACTATATCCGCTCTGTCGGCGGCTTTGAGAAGTTTGCGGAATGGGGGCTGGTCTGATGAAAACAACGACCGAGATGCAGCTTGTCCCCATCACGAAGCTGGTACCGTATGTCAACAATGCTCGGACACACAGCCCGGAGCAGATCAATAAGCTCCGCTCCTCGCTGCGTGAGTTCGGCTTCATCAATCCCGTCATCATCGACCGTGACTATGGCGTAATTGCCGGTCACGGTCGTATTCTTGCCGCTAAGGAGGAAGGCATCACCGAGGTACCGTGCGTTTTTGCCGACCACCTCACCGAAACACAGAAAAAAGCGTACATCATTGCTGACAATCGCATGGCAATGGACGCAGGCTGGGATGAAGAACTTCTGCGTGTGGAGATCGAGTCCTTACAGGCGGCGGACTTTGACCCGCTCCTCACCGGCTTTGACGAAAAGGAGCTGTCGAAGCTGTTTGATGACGGCATTGAAGCTGAAGAGGATGATTTTGATGTGGATGCCGAGCTGCAAAAGCCGACCTTCACGAAGTCCGGCGACATCTGGACGCTGGGACGGCACCGACTCATCTGCGGCGACAGTACAAAAGAGGAAACCTACACCGCCCTCATGGACAGCCGCAAGGCAAACCTCGTTATCACCGACCCGCCCTACAATGTAAATTACGAGGGCAGCGCCGGGAAAATCAAAAACGACAACATGGCATCGGAGAAGTTTTTCGACTTCCTCTTCGATGCCTTTTCCAATATGGAGAAGGTCATGGCGGACGATGCCTCCATCTATGTGTTCCACGCCGATACTGAAGGGTTGAACTTCCGAAAAGCCTTTGATGCTGCCGGATTCTACCTCTCCGGCTGCTGTATCTGGAAGAAGCAATCCCTGGTGCTGGGGCGCTCTCCATATCAGTGGCAGCACGAGCCGTGCCTTTATGGTTGGAAGAAAAAGGGCAAGCATCAGTGGTACACCGGACGCAAAGAGTCCACCATCTGGGAGTTCGACAAGCCCAAGAAGAACGGCGACCATCCCACCATGAAGCCGATTGCGCTTTTAGCTTATCCCATTCAGAACAGCTCTATGGCAAACTCTGTGGTGCTTGACCCCTTCGGCGGCTCCGGTTCCACGCTCATTGCCTGTGAGCAGACCGACCGCATCTGCTGCACCATCGAACTGGACGAGAAGTTCTGCGATGTCATTGTCCGCAGATACATCGAGCAGGTTGGCACGGATGAAAAGGTCAGCGTTCTGCGGGACGGCAAGGAATACAAGTACAGTGAGGTAGCGCTCCATGATGAATAAGACTTTGACCCTCGGAAGCCTGTTTGACGGCTCCGGGGGCTTTCCATTGGGGGGACTGCTTGCCGGTATCACTCCCGTGTGGGCTTCGGAAATCGAGCCGTTTCCCATTCGAGTGACCACCAAGCGCCTGCCTTTTATGAAGCACTACGGGAACATCTCCGCTATGGACGGTGGCAAGATCGAGCCTGTGGATATTATCACCTTCGGCAGCCCATGCCAGGACATGAGCATCGCCGGTCGAAGGGACGGTCTGGACGGTTCCCGTTCCAGCCTTTTCTATGAAGCCGTCCGTATTATCAAAGAAATGAGGTGTGCCACAGGTGGCAGATATCCAAGATACATCGTATGGGAGAATGTCCCCGGCGCCTTCTCCTCGAACAAGGGCGAGGACTTCAAAGCCGTCCTCGAAGCGGTCATCGGCATCGCCGAGCCGAATGCCGATGTGCCTATGCCTGAAAAGGCACGATGGCCCTACGCTGACCTTTACATGGGAGACGGATGGAGTGTTGCGTACAGAACTCTTGACGCACAATACTGGGGAGTTCCCCAGCGAAGACGCCGCATCTACCTTGTCGCAGATCTTGCAGGCGGAAGTGCCGGAAAAATACTATTTGAGTCAGAAGGCTTGTCTGGGTATTCTGCAGAGGGCTTCCGCTCGTGGCAAAGAGCTGCCGGAAGTTTTACGCCTTGCGTTGGAGCGGCAGGCTTCGATGGATACAACGGCAGTCTGACGGACGACACTACCGCCACCCTCGGCGTGAACTGCGGAATGAGTACCGGTCGGAATGGTATTGTTTTGAATGACCAGGGCGGCAACCGAATGGATGTCACCGAGGAGGTTACCTCCACACTCCGCGCAGAAGCGCATCATCCGCCCTGTGTCGTGGAGTCAGCAGGCTTCTGCACCGAGCATTCTGCCAAGAGCCGCACTATCGGCTATGAGGAAGAGTGTTCTCCCACGCTCCGTGCAGGTGTTGTTCCTGCGGCGGTGGCACTGGAAAACCATCCGACCGACAGCCGGGTCAAGCTATCCGAGGACGGCAATGTGCAGACGCTGACCTCCCGCATGGGGACGGGCGGCAACAATGTACCGCTTGTGATGAAGATCCGCTCCGGCTGCGAAGGCGGCGGCAAGGGTCCGCTCATCCAGGAGAACAAATCCGCGACTCTGTCCTGCAACAACGACCAGACGCTGTTTGAGCCTTGCGGTTGGGACGGCGGGCAGGTTTCTCCGACCCTCACCAAGCAGAATGCGGGTGGAAATCAGCGTATGCCGGACAAGGACAATTTCACCTGTGTCCTTCAGCCCTTCGGCATCTCCTCCAAGGACTCCAACGCCATGAAGTCGGATAATCCTCACAGCGGCATCTACAAAGCGGAAACCGCACGGACGCTTGACGGGAACGGCGTCAACCCCTCCTGCAATCAGGGCGGCATTGCCGTGGTTGCTTTCACGCAAAATCAGCGTGATGAAGTTCGTGACCTGGGCGACCGCTCCGCTGTGGTGTGCGCAAATGCCGGAACGAAGCAGCAGACTTTTGTGCTGCAAGGCTCCATGATCGGCCGTGAGAACAAAAACGGTCCCCAGGGCGACGGCATCAACGAAGATGTATCCTTCACCCTCAATACCGTTGACCGCCACGCTGTCTATACCATGACAACCGGCAGCTTTGCCCAGGTTTCCGAAGATAAGGCTCCTACCGTCCTTGCCCGTGACTACAAAGACCCCACCGCCGTTTGCTACGGCATCGGCAGAGACACCTTCAACCAGGGGCAGAACGCCAAGTTTGCTCCGACCTTTGAAAAGGAGCTTCAGCCGACGCTGGTGGCAAAAGGGCCGGGTGCTATCCAAAACGGATACACCGTCAGACGGTTGACGCCCACCGAGTGCGCACGGCTTCAGGGCTTCCCGGACAGCTGGTGTGCCGACCTTGGCACGGAAAAGCCGACCGATGAGGAAATGTACTTCTGGCACAAGGTGTTCAAGACCTACTCCGAAGTGACCGGCTGTAAGATGAAGTCCGACAAGCAGGTCGCAAAGTGGCTGAAAGGCCCGTATTCCGACAGTGCGGAATATAAGATGTGGGGCAACGGCGTGGCACTCCCGTGCGTATGGTTTGTGCTCTGCGGGATCGTGTGGTATGCACAGTCCGGCGGCGATAATGCGCCGATATAATCTACACCGGAAATGTGCAGATATAGCTGGATAAGTGCCGAACCTGACGCTAATATGTGACTACCAAAATCAAGGAGGTCACGAAAATGACGATTACAATCCATGCCCAGGGTGCAGAGCGCAAGCGGCTGGTGCAGACCATCTCCGACTGGCTCGGTGTCCCCGCAAAGTACTGCGGCGCGCCCACATTCAACTATGAGGTTGATTACTTCACCATTGACCGAAACGGCAGCCTTTCCTTTGACGACCGTGCCGACAGCGAGGTCATCGAGCGGCTTCTGGAGCACCTCTACGATGAGGGCTTCGATATTGACCAGAGCCACACCGATGCCGAGGACGAGCCTTGTGCCGTCTGTATTTCCATGCCGAAGAGCCTGTTCACAGACAGCAATCTGGAAAACCTCAAAGCACTCATTGCCGCCAAGGGCAGCCTTATCAAGAAAGCCCTCGGCGTCGCTGACCTGCCACTGGAAATCACGGACACGAAGGTATCCTTCCCTTGGTTCCCGGCGACTCCCACCCCGGATGAGATGAATGCCTACGACACCTTCATCTGCAAGCTGTGCGAGATGGCACGGACGCAAAAGCGTGTAACTTCCACCGAGAAGCCCACCGACAACGAGAAATATGCGTTTCGGTGCTTTCTACTTCGGTTGGGCTTCATCGGCGCGGAATACAAGGCCGCACGAAAGATACTGCTGAAGAACCTGTCCGGCTCTTCAGCTTTCAAAAACGGAGGTACAGAACATGAGATTTCCGAGTAAGGAAACGGTCGAGCGTATTCGCAAGGAATATCCGGTCGGCAGCCGTGTAGAGCTTGTTCGGATGGACGATCCCCAGGCACCGCCTGTCGGCACGAAAGGCACCGTGCGAGGTGTGGACGATATCGGTTCCATCATGGTTGCCTGGGATAACGGCTGCGGACTGAGCGTGGCTTACAGCGAGGACATCTGCCGGAGGTGCGACAATGACTGAGAAAGTCCGAGAGCAGATCCTCGCCATCCGCAAGACCGGCCGCACGAATATGTTTGATGTGCCGATGGTACAGTACATTGCCAATGAGATGCGGTTTTACGAGCTGGTGGTATTCCTCGAAGAACACCGAGGCGAGTATGTGCATTTCATCCTCACGGGAGAACCGCTGTAATATACACAGTTTTTACTCCGAATAATCGTGTACTATATGCCTCCGAAATGACTGGATATATCCCGGACATGACGGTAATATACACTCACAACAAAACAAACGGAGGTACACAATCATGTGGAAAGAAGGCAGCATCAGAGTTAACGGCGAGGTTTTTCACTACTGGATGAAGCAGTACGACAAAGGTTCCGAGTGGGGCATCGACGGCGGACGCATTTCCAAGCTAATGTTCAAGCGGGACGGATACATTGTCTGCAACTACGACAGAGGCTGGGACATTGAGCCCGCCGATGAAAACACACAGCTTGCGCTGGAGCTTCTGCTCCACAGCGAGAACTGGTAAAAAACCGAAATTTCAAAGCAACGGCTCCGAAAGGGGCTGCTGCTCGTTATACGGAAGGTCGCACCGATTTCGGTGGCGGCTATTTTTATTGCTCTGCCGGAGGGGGTGAGAAATTGCGAAAGCTGAAAAACTACAAGCCGACAAGGTTCATGGAGAAAACCTCCCGCTACGATGTGGACGCAGCGGATTATGCCGTGATGTTCATCGAGAGCCTCTGCCATACCAAGGGCACCTGGGCGAGAAAGCCCTTCGAGCTGATTGACTGGCAAGAGCAGATCATCCGGGACATTTTCGGTGTCCTCAAGCCCAACGGCTATCGGCAGTTCAATACCGCCTACATCGAGATTCCGAAAAAGCAGGGCAAGTCCGAGCTTGCTGCTGCGGTGGCGCTTTTGCTCACCTGCGGTGACGGAGAGGAACGAGCCGAAGTCTACGGCTGTGCTGCGGACCGTCAGCAGGCATCCATCGTTTTCAATGTGGCGGCTGACATGGTGCGGATGTGTCCGGCACTCTCCAAACGGGTCAAGATACTGGATTCCCAGAAGCGGCTCATTTATCAGCCAACGGGCAGTATCTACCAGGTGCTCTCCGCCGATGTCGGTAATAAGCACGGTTTCAACACCCACGGCGTGGTGTTTGACGAGCTGCACACCCAGCCGAACCGCAAGCTCTTTGATGTTATGACGAAAGGCTCCGGTGACGCTCGTATGCAGCCGCTGTACTTCCTCATTACCACGGCTGGCAACGATACGAAGTCCATCTGCTACGAGATCCACCAGAAGGCCAAGGACATCATCGAGGGTCGGAAGATCGACCACACCTTCTATCCCGTTATCTACGGGGCGGAGGAATCGGACGATTGGACGGACCCGAAGATCTGGAAGAAAGCCAATCCGTCCCTCGGCATCACAGTCGGTATCGACAAGGTCAAGGACGCCTGCGAGTCCGCCAAGCAGAACCCCGGTGAAGAGAACTCCTTCCGGCAGTTAAGACTCAACCAATGGGTCAAACAGGCAGTGCGCTGGATGCCGATGGACAAGTGGGACAAATGCGAGTTCGCTGTCAGCGAGGACGATCTGGAAGGTAGAGTCTGCTACGGCGGCCTTGACCTCTCGTCAACCACAGATATTACGGCATTCGTTCTGGTGTTCCCACCGGAAGATGAGAACGACAAATACATCATCCTGCCGTACTTCTGGTTACCGGAGGACAACCTCGAACTGCGTGTCCGGCGTGACCATGTGCCATACGATGTGTGGGAGTGGCAGGGCTTTTTGCAGACCACTGAAGGCAATGTCGTTCACTATGGCTACATCGAAAAGTTCATTGAGGGTCTGGGTGAGCGTTTCAATATTCGGGAGATCGCCTTCGACCGCTGGGGCGCTGTGCAGATGGTTCAGAACCTTGAGGGAATGGGCTTTACGGTCGTTCCCTTTGGACAGGGCTTCAAGGATATGTCCCCGCCCACCAAGGAGCTGATGAAACTGGTGCTGGAGCGGCGCATTGCCCACGGCGGGCATCCTGTCCTCCGCTGGATGATGGACAACATTTTCATCCGCACCGACCCTGCCGGAAACATCAAACCGGACAAAGAAAAATCCACAGAGAAAATCGACGGTGCTGTGGCAACGATCATGGCGCTGGATAGAGCCATCCGCTGCGGCAACGATAATGGCGCTTCGGTCTATGATAGCCGTGGGCTGTTGTTCATTTAACCCTGCAAAATTAGTCGAATATAAAAAGTTTTTGCACTATGGTGCATTTACTTGATTTTCTCGCCGATTTATGCTATACTAATAGCGCAGGAGGTGTGAAAACATGATAGATTCCCATGAACTCAGGCGGCGTGACGGCTATTTGAATAAACTGATCGGCTTTCAGGATACGGAGCCGGTCAAGGTAATCACCGGCATTCGCCGCTGCGGCAAGTCCAGCCTGTTAAAGCTGATGGTTCAGCATTTGAAAGATACCGGTATTCAGCCGGAGCAGATCATTGAGATGAATTTTGAATCCTTCGATTTCCGAGGGATGGGCGCCGATGATATTTACCGCTATGTGAAAGAGCGCATTGTCCTCGGAAAGCGGATGTACCTTTTCTTTGATGAGCTGCAGCGGATCGAAGCATGGGAGGATGCTATAAATGCCTTCCGTGTGGATTTTGACTGCGACATCTATGTTACCGGGTCGAATGCCTATCTTCTTTCCTCGGAGTATTCCACCTATCTCTCCGGGAGGTGTGTCGAAATCAAAATGCTGCCGCTCTCTTTCCGTGAGTTCCTCGATTTTCACGGTTTTGAGGTTCGTGAAACGCAAAGCGCCCTTGGTGGACGCCGCAAGCAGGTATTTGATAAGAACGGTGAACGCTACGAACTGCGAGAAGTTTTTGACGCCTATATGCGCTTCGGTGGAATGCCCGGCATCGCCGATGTCGGACTGGAGCAGGAAAAGGCGCTGTCTCTTCTCGACGGCATCTATTCCACAGTCGTGATTCGTGACATTCTGGAACGGGAAAAGCGAAGAGGTCAAAAGCAGATCACAGACCCTACGCTGCTTCGTAAGATCATCCTGTTCCTTGCGGATAATATCGGCTCCAGTGTTTCTATTGCCTCCATCGGCAACACACTGGTCAACGAGGGACTTTTGGACGATGGCAAACGCAAAGGCGCACCCAGTGCGCATACCGTGCAGGCATACGTGAATGCGCTTCTGGAGAGCTACTTCTTCTACGAGATCAAACGCTTTGATATCAAGGGCAAAGCCTACCTCCGTACACTCGGAAAATACTATATCGTTGACATCGGACTTCGCAACTATCTGCTGGGTTTCCGTAATCGGGACAGCGGTCACGCCATTGAGAATGTCGTTTACTTTGAACTGCTTCGCCGTGGCTATGATGTAGCAATTGGCAAGATCGGCAACGCCGAGGTTGACTTCATTGCAACTACCGCGGACGAGAAAAAGTATATTCAGGTAACGGAATCTATGATGAGTGAGGACGTGCGCAAACGGGAGCTTGCACCGCTTCAAAGTATCCGCGATAACTACGAAAAAATCGTGCTGTCCCTTGAGCAGGGTCTTGATGCTTCCTACGACGGCATCAAATCCGAGAACCTCATCGACTGGCTGCTCAGCGAATAAGCACTGCATTTTCGGAGCAAAATCAAAAGTTTTTGCAGTTCAAGTCGGAAACTTCCTTAAACAGAACACTTTCGGACTTGCAAATAGATACAATTGAAGATTCAAAGCATCTGTCTACGGACAGGTGCTTTTCTTTTGCCCATTTTTAAGGAGAGTGATGTCAATGGGTATTTTTTCAGGACTGTTCAAATCAAGGGACAAGCCTCAAAACCGCACGATGGGCAGCAACTACGCCTTTTTCATGGGCGGCACGACCTCCGGCAAAGCGGTGACGGAGCGCTCGGCCATGCAGATGACCGCCGTGTATTCCTGCGTTCGTATACTGTCAGAGGCCGTCGCGGGACTGCCGCTGCACCTATATAAATACACGGACAGCGGCGGCAAGGCGATAGCGCTTGACCATCCGCTCTACCGTTTGCTCCACGATGAGCCGAACCCGGAGATGAGTTCTTTTGTGTTTCGTGAGACACTCATGACGCATCTGCTCCTTTGGGGCAACGCCTATGCGCAGATCATCCGCAACGGCAAAAATGAAATCGTTGCTCTGTATCCCTTGATGCCGAACAAGATGTCGGTGGACAGAGATGAAAACGGGCGTCTCTACTACACCTATTATCGTGGCTCGGATGAAGCCATTAAGGATAAGGAGTTTGCCGTAACGCTTCAGCCATCGGATGTGCTTCACATCCCCGGTCTGGGCTTTGACGGTCTGGTCGGTTACAGCCCCATCGCTATGGCGAAAAACGCCATCGGCATGGCTATCGCCTGTGAGGAATACGGCGCAAAGTTCTTCGCCAACGGTGCCGCACCGGGCGGTGTGCTGGAACACCCCGGCACGATCAAAGACCCGCAGCGTGTGCGGGAGAGCTGGCAGTCCACCTTCGGCGGCAGCGGCAATGCCAATAAGATTGCCGTGTTGGAAGAAGGCATGAAATACACGCCCATCGGCATTTCGCCGGAGCAGGCGCAGTTCCTCGAAACACGCAAATTCCAAATCAATGAGATCGCTCGAATTTTCCGAGTCCCACCCCACATGGTCGGTGATCTGGAGAAGTCGAGCTTTTCTAATATTGAGCAGCAGTCCCTTGAGTTCGTGAAGTACACCCTTGACCCGTGGGTCATCCGCTGGGAACAGTCCATTCAGCGGTCGCTTTTATCTGCGGATGAAAAATCAAAGTATTTCGTGAAGTTCAATCTGGAAGGCTTGCTTCGCGGCGATTATCAGAGCCGCATGAACGGGTACGCCATCGGCCGCCAGAACGGCTGGATGTCCGCAAACGACATCCGTGAGCTGGAAAACCTCGACCGCATCCCGGCAGAGGACGGCGGCGACTTGTACCTCATTAACGGCAATATGCTCCCTCTGAAAAATGCCGGAGCTTTTGCAGATACACCCACCGATGACGGAAAGGAGGAAAAAACCAATGAAGAAGTTCTGGAATTGGAAGAACCAGACGGAGACAGCGGAACGAACGCTGTTCCTGAACGGAACCATCGCCGAGGAAAGCTGGTTTGACGATGAAATCACACCACGGCTTTTCAAGGATGAGCTCATCTCCGGCAGCGGCAACATCACCGTGTGGATCAACAGCCCCGGTGGCGACTGCGTGGCTGCAGCGCAAATCTACAATATGCTCATGGACTACAAGGGCGATGTGATGGTCAAGATCGACGGCATTGCCGCATCCGCAGCGTCCGTCATCGCTATGGCAGGCACGAAGGTGCTGGTATCTCCTGTGTCCATGCTCATGATCCACAACCCCATGACGGCAGCGTTCGGCAATTCGGAGGAAATGCAGAGAGCCATTGAAATGCTCAGCAGCGTGAAAGATTCCATCATCAACGCCTACGAGATCAAGACGGGGCTTTCCCGTGCCAAGCTCTCGCACCTCATGGATGCCGAAACTTGGATGGACGCAAACAAGGCTGTGGAGCTGGGCTTTGCGGACGGGATCATGAGCCGTGCCGATGAGGCTGAGGACATGACTGTCCCCACAGTTTCCATGCTGTATTCCAAAGCGAACGTGGTGAACTCCCTCATGGAGAAGATCGCCGTAAAATGCGCCATTGAACCCAAACCCGCCGTGCCGGAGCGCACGGGACGCTCTGTGGATGAACTCAGAGCCAAGCTGAACACCATCAAAAACTACATTTAATATGGAGGTATTTCAATATGACTATCGTTGAACTGCGCGAAAAGCGCGCCAAGCTGTGGGACACGATGGAGGGTTTCCTCGATACCCACCGCGACCGAAAAGGCGTTCTGTCCGCCGAGGACGATGCCGTTTATGTCAATATGGAGAAGGAGCTGAACGATCTCACCAATGAGGTCAGACGCATGGAGCGCCGCGATGCCATTGCCGCAGAGCTTGCAAAGCCCGTATCCTCTCCCATCACCGAGCAGCCCCAGAAAGCAAGCGGCGAAGCCAAGATCGGCAGAGCGTCGGGCGCATACCGCGAGGACTTCGGTCTGCATCTGCGCGGCAAACGGATGCTCCACAATGTGCTCTCCGAGGGCGTGGATGCCAACGGCGGCTATCTCGTTCCCACCGAGTTTGAGAAATTCATCGTGGACACGCTCAAGGAGGAAAACGTGATGCGCCGTCTGTGCAAGGTCATCACCACCGATAATGAGCGCAAGATTCCCGTTGCGGCGACCCATTCCACCGCCGCGTGGACGGCTGAGAACGCTGCCTACACCGAGAGCAACCCCACCTTCGCGCAGAAGACCATCGACGCCTACAAGCTGACCGACCTTGTGAAGGTGAGCATCGAGCTTCTGGACGACAGTGCCTTCGATCTGGAGGAGTACATCGCCCGCGAGTTTGCCTATGCCTTTGGTGCTGCCGAGGAGCAGGCGTTCTGCGTCGGCACCGGCACTGGTCAGCCCACCGGACTGTTCACCGCCAACGGCGGCACGGTCGGCGTTACCGCAGCCAGTGCGACCGCCGTTACCACCGACGAGGTGATCTCCCTCATCTACGCCCTGAAAGCGCCGTACCGCAAGAACGCCAAGTTCCTGATGAACGATGCTACTGTTTCCGCACTGCGTAAGCTGAAGGACTCCAACGGGCAGTATCTGTGGCAGCCCTCCCTGCAGGTAGGTCAGCCAGACAGACTGCTCGGTTATGAGATCTACACCAGCCCGTATGCTCCCACGCTGGCAGCAGGTGCGCTCTCTATCGCTTTCGGCGATTTCCAGAGCTACTGGATCGCTGACCGCACCGGCAGAACCGTTCAGCGTCTGAACGAGCTGTATTCCACCAACGGTCAGGTCGGCTTTGTCGCCACCGAGCGCGTGGACGGCAAGATCATTCTGCAGGAGGGCATCCAGCTTCTGAAGATGAAGGCATCCTGATGAAAGGAGGCGGCGGTGATGGACGAGCTTCTTTCCAAAGTAAAAGCCAACCTCATACTGGAACATACGGCGGATGATGCGTTGCTGAAAAGCTACATCACCGCCGCTGTTTCTTACGCCGAAAGCTACCAGCACATCCCGGAGGGCTATTACAAAGAGAATCCCATGCCAGCCACCACAGAGCAAGCCGTCATTATGCTGTCGTCCCACTTTTATGAAAGCCGGGACGGCAGCACGGGTGGTTTCTTTGCGGATAATACCGGAGCAGCGCAGCAGGTCTGGAACACGGTCAATCTGCTGTTGCGGCTTGACCGGGATTGGAAGGTGTGAGCATGAGTTTCGGGAAAATGAACGGCTTTGCCGACATCGTAGAAACCCGTCAAATCAAGGACAGCGAGGGCTTCACCCATTCCGAGGATGAAGTCCTCGCTTCCGTCCGTGTGCACCGGGAAGGTCGGCACGGCAGTCAGCGTTGGGCGAACCTCGCCGCATTCAGTGAAGCGACTGACCTGTTCCGCTTTCGGCGGATTCCGGGGCTGACGGTCACGACTGACCAGTTTCTCATCTGCGATGACTGCCGCTACGACATAGTGTCCGTGGAGGATGTAAAGGGTCGTGGAATGTACATTGAGGTGCTGGCAAAGAAGGAGGTGTCGACCATTGGCTAAATGTGAAATGAAGATGCCGGAGGATTTCCTGCTGAAGATCTCCAAGCTCGGCAGCAACTTTGACAGTGTGGCAGATACCGTTCTGCAGGCCGGTGGCGAGGTCGTTCTGAAGAAGGTCAAGAGCAATCTCTCCTCCGTTATCGGCAGGGGGACAAAATTCAAATCCCGTACCACGGGTGAGCTGGAAGGTGCGCTCGGCCTTTCGCCCTCCAAGCTGAACCGGGACGGCAACCACGACATCAAGGTTGGTTTCGCCGAACCTCGCTCGGACGGCGGCAGCAACGCCAAACTTGCCAACATTCTCGAATACGGCAAGCACGGTCAGCCTGCAAAGCCGTTTCTGAAACCTGCGAAAACGGCATCTCGGCAGGAATGCATCGATGCCATGACCAAGGCAATGGACGAGGAGGTGGAAAAGCTGTGAGCCTGCTATCCGAATTACAAGCTATCGCTGAACGCTGCGGCGTGTCCGTGGAAACGGGTGTGTTTTCCGGCAAAGCACCGGACACCTATCTGGTCATCACACCGCTGTCGGACAGCTTCGATCTCCATGCGGACAACGCTCCCGGCTGTGAAACGCAGGAGGCACGGCTGTCTCTCTTCACAAAGGGCAGCTACACCAAACTGAAAAATGCACTCGTCCGTGCCTTGCTGGGCGCGGATTTTTATATTACCGACCGCCGGTACATCGGCTTTGAGACCGAGACCGGCTACCATCACTACGCCATTGACGTGGCGCAACTGTACCAACTATAAAATAGCACGGCGTTCCGTCGCAGGCACCGCACGAAAAATACCGCAAGGGTTTGTGTGCGTATTGCCACCGGCGGCTCGCCGGGAATTGGAGGAATGAATCATGGCAACAATCGGTCTTGACAGACTGTATTACGCAAAAATCACTGAGAACGACGCCGGTGAGGAAACTTACAGCACGCCGGAGCAGCTTGCAAAAGCCATCTCTGCTGACCTTTCGGTGGAACTGGCGGAAGCGACGCTCTATGCCGATGACGGCGCTTCGGAGATCGTGAAGGAATTCAAATCCGGCACGCTCTCCCTCGGTATTGACGATATCGGCTCCGCGGCGGCATCCGACCTCACGGGTGCAACCATCGACAAAAACAAGGTACTGATTTCCGCATCCGAGGACGGCGGCGACCCTGTGGCTGTCGGCTTCCGTGCCAAGAAGTCCAACGGCAAGTACAAGTATTACTGGCTGTACCGAGTGAAATTCGGTATTCCGGCAACCAACCTTGCCACTAAGGGCGACAGCATTACCTTCTCCACGCCGACCATCGAGGGCACTATCCTGCGCCGCAACAAGGCAGATGCAGGCGGCAAGCATCCGTGGAAGGCAGAGGCACTGGAGGGTGATACGCCCGCTGCGACTATCACGGGCTGGTATAAGGAAGTCTACGAACCTACTTATGCTACGACTCCCCAGAATCAGGGCTAACGGAGGTAACGCACAATGGATAACGAAAGAACCGCAGTCATCACTATCGGTGACGAGGAGTACACGCTGCTCCTCACGACCAAGGCCACCAAGGAGATCGCCGGTCGCTACGGCGGTCTGGAAAACCTCGGTGAGAAGCTGATGAAATCCGAGAACTTTGAAATGGCTATCGGAGAGATCGTGTGGCTTATCACGCTTCTGGCGAATCAGAGTATTCTTGTCCACAACCTCAAGGATAAAGAGCATCCCAAGGAGCTGCTCACGGAGGATGTGGTGGAGCTTCTGACCACGCCCCTCGACCTTGCCGGATACAAAACCGCTATTACGGAAGCTCTCTACAAGGGCACCAAGCGGAATGTGGAAAGCGAGAAAGACTCAAAAAACGCACAAGTCGGGTAACTGTCTCCGATGCGGAGCTGTTTACCCGGCTTCTTTATTACGGTCTTGCCCACCTGCATCTGTCGCAGGATGAGGTGTGGCTGATGCCGTTCGGTCTGCTACTGGATCTGTGGGAGTGCCACAAACAGTATAACGGGCAGGCTGTTCCCGCTCACGAACACTACATTGACGATATTATCCCGGATGGCATTTAAGGAGGTGACGGTACATGGCAGACAGTTTCGGACTGAAGATCGGTCTTGAGGGTGAAAAAGAGTTCAAAAAAGCACTGGCGGATATCAACCAGTCCTTCAAGGTGCTCGGCTCCGAAATGAAGCTCGCCACCTCTCAGTTCGATAAGAACGATAAATCCGTGGAGGCTCTCGCCGCACGGAACAAGGTGCTGCGAAAAGAGATCGACGAGCAGACGACAAAAATCGATACCCTTCGCAAGGCTCTGCAGAATGCCGCCACCTCTTTCGGAGAGAACGACCGCCGCACCCAGAACTGGCAGATTCAACTCAACAATGCCGAAGCCGCCCTCAACGATATGAACCGTGAGCTGGACGAGAACGAGAAAGCCATCAAGGAGGGCGGCAAGGCTGCGGAGGAATCCGGCAGTAAGTTTGAAGGCTTCGGCAAGGTTCTCAAAACCGTAGGTGTGGCACTCGGTGCAGTGGCCGTCGCCGCAGGTGCCGCCGCCGTGAAGCTCGGCAAAGAGGTCATCGCTGCCTATGCGGACTATGAACAGTTGGTCGGCGGCGTGGATACCTTGTTCAAGGACTCCTCGCAGGAGATCCAGCGGTACGCCGCCAACGCATACAAAACGGCCGGGCTTTCCGCCAACGAGTACATGGAGACGGTCACGGGCTTCTCGGCGAGCCTGATCCAGTCCCTCGGCGGCGATACCGAGAAGGCCGCCAAATATGCGGATATGGCAATTACGGATATGTCCGATAACGCCAACAGGATGGGCACGGATATGTCCTCCATTCAGAATGCCTACCAGGGTTTTGCCAAGCAGAACTACACGATGCTCGACAACCTCAAGCTGGGCTACGGCGGCACGAAGCAGGAAATGGAGCGACTGCTTGCCGATGCGGAGAAAATATCCGGTGTCAAGTACGACATCTCCTCTTATGCGGATGTGGTGGAAGCCATTCATGTCATGCAGGAGAGCATGGACATTGCGGGCACAACTGCCAAGGAAGCCGAAGCTACCATTTCCGGCTCTGTCAATGCACTGAAATCCGCCGTGTCGAACCTCATCGTAGGCTTTGGTGATGCGGACGCTGACATGGAGCTGCTGTGCAACAACATGGTGGATGCCTTCAAGACCGTGGTGGCGAACATCACCCCGGTTATTGAGAACATCGTGGCGGCTCTGCCCACGGCGCTGGATGCCCTGCTGACGGCTGTGGGGGAACTGCTGCCCACACTGCTGGAGGCAGTCACCGAGCTGTTCTCGCAGGTGCTGGAAACGCTTCTGTCCCTGCTTCCACAGCTTATCCCGGCGGCGGTGTCTGCGCTCATGACCATCGTGAACACGCTGATTGAGAATCTGCCACTGCTTATCGAGGCGGCGGTTCAGCTGGTGTCTACACTGGTGACAGGCATTGCGGATGCACTGCCCACGCTCATCCCGGCAGCGGTGCAGGCTATCGTTACCATCGTACAAGGTCTGGTGGACAGTCTGCCGATGCTTCTGGATGCCGCGCTGCAGCTTATCACGGGACTGGCGCAGGGACTCTTGGACGCAATCCCCGTGTTGATCGCCGCTCTGCCGGAGATCATCAACGGTATCATTACCTTCTTACTGGATTCGATTCCTCAGATCATCGAAACAGGCATTCAGCTTCTGACCTCGCTGGTGACTGCATTGCCGGAGATCATCACGGCAATCGTGGAAGCTATCCCGAAAATCATTGACGGCATTATCAATGCTGTGCTGAATGCGATACCGCTCATTATTCAGGCAGGCATCGACCTGCTGATTTCTCTCATTCAAGCCCTGCCGCAGATCATCACGACCATCGTGCAGGCGATTCCGCAAATCATCTCCGGCATTGTCAATGCTCTGGTCGGAAACATCGATAAAATCATCATGGCAGGTGTGCAGTTGTTCGTTGCCCTGATTGAAAACCTGCCCACCATCATCGTGGAGATCGTCAAGGCCGTGCCGCAGATCATTGCGGGCATCGTGAAAGCCTTCGGCTCGCTGATGTATAAGATCGTAGAGATCGGCGGCAATATCGTCAGGGGACTGTGGGACGGTATTACCCAGCTTGCCTCGTGGTTGTGGGATAAGGTGTCCGGGTGGATCTCCTCCATCTGGGACGGTATCTGCGATTTCTTCGGCATCCATTCGCCCTCGAAGGAGATGGCATGGGTCGGTGAAATGCTGGTCAAGGGTCTTGCAGGCTCCATTGATGACAACGGCGATGAAGCGGTCAAAGCCGCAGAAGGCATGGCGGAGGACATCAACGGCGTCATGGGTGACCTTGCCCACGATATGCAGACGGCTTTGCCAACCGACTTTGATGTGAACGGCTCGATTCGCTCTGCCGTGGACGGCGTGGTCGGCAAGGCGGCGTCCGCTTTCACCATCGCCCTGAACATCACAAATTTCAACAATTACAGCAGTGAGGACATCCGTCAGCTCACCAACGAAGTCATGGAAACGGCGAACCAGTTCGCCCAGCGGAAAGGAGTGGTATTCGCATGAGCTATTTCACCTACAACGGCCGCAGCTCCGCTGATTTCGGTCTGCATATCGAGAAGAAGGACGTGTTCTCAGCACCGGAATACGATGCGGAGTTCATTTCCATTCCCGGCAGGAGCGGTGACATCATCAATCCGAACCGCCGCTTTGCCAACATCAAGGTGACCTACACAGTGTTCCTCGCTCGGAAGAACGTAGCCGCACTTGCCGCTGTCCTGCGGGACATTAAGGGCTGGCTTTATTCCGAGCCGGACAGATACCACGAAATCACCGACTCTTACGATGCGGAGTATTTCCGCTACGGTGTCATCTCCGGCAATCTGGACATTGAGGAGCAGCTAAACAAGGTCGGCAGCTTTACCGTGACCTTCAACTGCAAGCCCTACAAATACAGTTTTGCGGGACAGGAGGTTTTAGCATCCGGCACCAGAAGGTTGTCTGTAACCAATCCCACCGCTTTCACAAGCAAACCGTACATCAAAATATATGGAGGCGGCACAGTACGGCTTATGATTCAGCCGGAGGGCGAAGGTACGAACCTGTGGACGATTTCAGCGGTCGACGAAACAATCGAAATTGACAGCGAACTTATGAATTGCTTTAAGGATACCATCCTCAAAAATGATACCGTTACCGGCGACGGCTTTCCTATGCTCAAGCCGGGAACGACCACCATCGCCTGTGCAGGAAATGTGCAGCGGATCGAGGTCATTCCGAGGTGGTGCTGTCTGTAAGGTCGCTCCCGATTGTAAGCGGTAGAAAAATTCAAAAAGGTATGGTATAATGTTTTTAAGTGAGGACGACAAATCGGAATTTTTTGTGGAGGTGTTTATATGATATTCCTAAAGGTATTGGCTGTAGTTCTGGGATTGGCCTTCCTTCTGTTTGGATACTTCATTTACTTTAAAAAGAAATACAATCTTATCAACGGTTTTGAGGCGGACTTCAAAGCCGGTCGGAAGAAAGAAGAATACGCAAAGAAAGTGGGAATGGTAGAGTTTGTTGTTGGTATAGTTCTGCTTATCACAGGTGTTGCACTTATTCTGTTTGCCTAATAAATTCCTATTTGTCAATCTACAAGTAACTCATTTTCATTCAACCACCAGGGAGAAATCCCCGGTGGTATTTTTATGCCCAGAAGGAGCTGACAGCCTATGATTCCAGTCCTATACCCGCCCAATGCAACGGATTTTTCCACCTTCGGTCTTGGCGTACTGACGGACACCATTTCCTGCGAAGTGACCGAAGAGCGAAACGGTGTGTTTGAGTGTCTGCTCAAATACCCGGTCAGCGGTCAGCACTACGGGCTAATCACCAAGGAGTGCATCATCAAGGCAAAACCCAACGATACTGCCGCCGACCAGGCGTTCCGCATTTACCGCATCACAAAGCCATTGAACGGCATCGTCACCATCTACGGTCAGCACATCTCCTATGACCTTGCCAATGTGCCGGTGTTGCCTTTTTCGACGGAGAGTCGCTCTCCTCAGCTCATTCTCTCGCAGCTCCTTGCCGGAGATACACGCTTCACGGGCTGGACGGACTACTCGGATGCAAAGGCGTTTTCCGTCACGCAGCCGAAAAGCGTCCGTGCCTGCCTCGGCGGTACGGAAGGCTCCATGCTCTCCAAATGGTACGGCGAGTTTGAGTGGGACAACTTCACGGTAAAGTTCCATTCGCACCGTGGGCAGAAGACCGGCGTGGTCATTGAATACGGCAAGAACCTCACCGCCTTGGAGCAGGACGAGGACAACAGCGGCGTGTATACCGCATTGCTCCCGTATGCCGTATACACGCCGGAAGGCTCGGACACCGAAATGGTGATCACGCTGCCGGAGGTCACGCTCCCCATTGTGACCTCGGAGATCGTCCGGGCGAAAACGCTCATCATGGATTTCTCCGACCAGTTTGACGGAGTTGTGACCGAGGAAGCCCTCCGAGCGAAAGCCAACAGCTACATCAAAGCAAATCCGCTGGGTGCGACCATCCCTACGGTGAAGGTGTCCTTTGAGCCGCTCTGGAAACAGCCGGAGTATTCGGCACTCTTGGAGCGGGTCAATCTCTGTGATACCGTCACCATTCGGCACTCGCTGCTGGGTGTCAGCGTGTCGGCTATGGTCATTGAAACCGTGTACGACACCCTCGCCGAACGATACAAGAGCATTTCTCTCGGTCAAAGCAAGTCCAGCATGATCACCACCATCTCCGAGGTGCAGTCCACGGTCGACAAGGTGGAGTCCACGGTGGGACGCTTTCCAAAGCTGCTCCAAACCGCCATCGGTAAAGCCACCGGGCTTATCACCGGCCAAAGCGGCGGCTATGTGGTCATCCATACCACCGAGGAAAACGGACAGCCCTATGAGCTGCTCATCCTGGACGCACCATCCATTGACGATGCCGTGAATGTCTGGCGTTGGAATGTGGGCGGCTTGGGCTTTTCCCATAACGGCTACAACGGTCCCTATGAAACCGCCATCACGGCAGACGGTCAGATCGTCGCGGACTTCATCACCTCCGGCTCCTTGGTGGCGAACATCATCAAGGCTGGTGTCATTCAGTCACAGGATGGCTCGTCCTGGTGGGACTTGGAGAGCGGCGAGGTTGTGCTTCGAGCCTACGCCACCAGCAAGGAGGTCACCGAGGTCAGCGACCGCATTACCACCATTGAGGAGCAGAAAATGCTCCGACTGGTCATCATCTCATCCAACGGGAACATCTTCAAGAACGGTAATGTGAAAACGCTGCTTTCCGCTAAGGTGTACTCCTGGGACGAGGACATCACCGATACGCTGGATGCCAACCAGTTTATCTGGACAAGGGTGTCGGAGGATACGGAAGCGGACAAAGTCTGGAATGAACAGCATTTCGGCGGTGCAAAGTCCGTGGTCATTACCGGTGCGGATGTCAAAATCCGCGCCACTTTTTATTGTGACCTCATCGACACCACGACCAGGCAGAGCCTGTTATAACGGAGGAATTCACTATGGCAACCGCAGAACCCACAACAGAAGCCGGTACAGTGTCCGGTTCAGATACAACAACTTCAAAGGAGGCTTCTCACATGAGCAAAGCACAAGGTCAGTTTACCATCATCGACTACAATGACGCACTGACACTGACGGGGTACATCGGCTCGAACCTCGCCAAGACTCAGATGTATAACCCCGACAACGGCAGTTACACCCCGGACTGGAAAACGAAGAACCTCGTTCTGACACCCAGTCTGTATGTCATCGGCACCACTGCCGACCAGATCGCCACCGCCAATGTCAGCTCGGTCAAGTGGTATGTGGGCGACAGCAGCACTGCCATCACCGCAGGTACGAACTACGCCCTCAGTGGTGCCAAGAGCCACATCCTCACGGTCAAGGCCAATGTCATGGCGGAGCTGCCCGGCATCGACTACCGCTGCGTCATCACCTATAAGGACGAAAGCACCGGTCTGTCGCTGACCCATCCGCTGACCATTTCCTTCTCCCGCGTGGTCAACGGTTCCGGCATCGTTGACCTGCTGGTCACCACGCCCAACGGTAATGTGTTCAAGAACGAGGAGGTCGCCAGTCTGACCGCGAAGGCCGAGCTGTGGCGCGGCTCTACGGTGGACACCACCAAGGTCAGCTACAAGTGGGCGGTCATGGACGCTTCCGTCACTGCCACTTCTTCTACCGGATACGATGCAGACTTCGGCATCGGCTGGCGCAAGCTCTCGGATACTGCCGACAAATACACCGGCACGGCCACCAATACGCTCACGGTCTACGCCGCAGCGGTGGACAGCTACGCCGTATTCAAGTGCTGCGCCCAGGACACAGATTCCGCATCTGCTTCCTACAACACGAAGTTCTTCGATGTGGCGACCTTCATCGACAACTCCGACCCGCTGCAGATCATCGTCACCTCCACGGGCGGGGATGTATTCAAGAACGGCCAGGGCACAACCGTGCTGACCGCCGTCTGCTATCAGGCAGGCTCTGAAGTGGACGCAGCTGGAAACGGCAGTTACACCTGGACGAAGTACAACAAGGACGGCGCTATCGACACCTCTTGGGGTACCAACGGCAGCAAAACCGGCAAGACCTTGTCGGTGTCCAGCGCCGATGTGGATACCAAGGCAACCTTTATGGTCGTTGTGGCACTTTAAGGAGGTGGTGAGATGATCGCATCGGCACAGTTCACGATTATCAGTCTCTGCGATGTGGTCACCTCGGACACGCCGCCGGAGAACCCCTATGAGGGGCAGCTCTGGGTGGATACTTCCGTGACCCCGCCGGAAACGAAGATATGGGACGGAAATGAATGGGTGGTGCAGAACGACATTGAAACGATCCGCACCACCATTTCCATTCTGACCGAGAAGGACGCACAGTTCCAGCAGACCATCGACGGGCTGAACAGCTATGTGGCGACCCTTACCGAAACGGTGGAAACAGTGTCCAACGACCAGGGCGTCCTGGAGGAACGGGTGCTGAACTCCGAAAGCCGTGTTTCGGAGCTGGAACACACGGTGGATGGACTGTCCGTCACCATGCAGGAGCAGTACATAGGCGGCATCAACTATGTGCAGAACTCTTCCGGGCTGAACGGCATCACGGATGATTGGAGCTACTCTGGCACGGTGAAAACCGACACCTCCACGGATACCCAGAACAACACCGTTTCCGACTCCTGCTTTGTGCTGGGGGCTTACTCCTCGTTGTCGCAGTACATTCGAGGGGTAGTCCCCGGCACTTACACGATCTCAGTCCGGGCAAAGAAAACCTCGGCCATGTCCGGGTATTTCTATGTGACCTACAACGGAAACAAAACTGCGTATCTCTTCAATAAGAGCACCTCTTTTGACTGGACAGATTTTACCGTCACGCTCACTGATGTGACCGACCCCACGTTGCGCGTCTACTGCTACTGTCGGGATGCGTCCATTTATCTTGCCGACATCATGATCTCCGAAGGAGCGATCCCCCGCAAGTGGACACCTGCGCCAAACGAGATCTACACGCAGGAGGTCAAGATCGATAAGCGTGGTATTGAGGTATCCAACAGCGCATCGTCCCAGCGGACGGTCATTACGAACACGGAGTTCGCTGGGTATTACGACGATGAAGTGATTTTCACCCTGAACAAAGACGAGACACAAACCAAGAAAACCACGGTGGACGGCGATCTGACTGTGGGCAAGACGAAGTTCGTTCCCATGCCGACAGCGTCCGATGGGCTGAATATCGTCATTCTGGACTAAAGGAGGCAAGGCTATGGCAATGACAGGTGGCACCGCCTATCTGGTAAAATCCGAAAGGACAAACTACGGATCCAACAGCTGGACGACCGACCTCTATATCTATGTGAAAGTCATCTCCCAGAACGTGATCGCAAACACATCGACTATCGCTCTGGGTATGTATGTCTATTCGAAATACTCCATAGCATGGTCGGACTTCGGCACCAACGGCACTTCCTATATCGGCACGGCCACCTCCGGCTCAAACTGCTTCACCTTCACCAACGGGCAAAGCGGCAGCGGCACGAAGTGGCTGGTGGAGGACAAGCAGGTCACGCTATCCCACAACAGCAACGGTGCGCTGACCCTTCCGATTTACTGGCACTGGGGCGTCAACAGCCCGTGGGGTCAATACACCGGCCCCTCCGGCAGCTACAATGTGACGCTGAGCACCATCGACCGTGCTGCCCCTACCGTGACCTTTTCTGTTTCGGCCATTACCGCAAACGGCTTCAAAATCTCTGCAAACTCCACCTCAACAGCGGATATCTGGCAGTACAGCACCAACGACGGCTCTACATGGACGACCTTTTCTACGACCGCATCTACCAGCGCAAGCGTAACATTGTCCTCGCTCTCGCCGAACACCAGTTACACAGTGAAGGTCAGAGCAAGGCGGCAGTACAATCAAGTATACGGCACCTCCGGCAGCTCCACGGTGAAAACACTTGGCGGCGCGGTTGTGAACAGCGTCAGCACGGTGACCGCAGACAATGCCAGAGTGACCATCACCCTCAATGTCACCGTGTACGAACCGTCTTACATCAACTCTCTGGCGATCAAAAGCGGGAACACGACCATCCTGACCGTTACCGGGCTTGCATGGACGAAGGGTACGGCAAACCGCTCGGTCACCCTGTCATCAGCACAGAGAACCACGCTGCTCAATTGGATGGCATCGATGAAGTCCTTCACGGGTACCTTTGCGGTTTCGTCTTACAGCGGGTCTACGCAGATCGGCAGCACCTCAAGCAAGACCGCCACTGTACTGACCACGGCAACCAATTCTGCTCCAACCATAAGCGGATTCACTTATGCCGACAGCTACACGACCACGAAAAACCTCACAGGCAACGACCAGCTGTTCGTTCAGAACTACTCGACCCTCAAGGTCACGCCCGGAACGGCAACTGCAAAAAACGGTGCCAGTATTTCCAACTACACAGCTTCCTGCAACGGGCTGTCATCCTCTAACACTACCGGCTCTGCCTTATCTGTTGGAAAGATCGCCAAGTCCGGCAGCGTAACGGTCACGCTCACGGTTACGGACTCCCGCGGCTACACCGCCGAAACTTCACAGACGGTGACGGTCATTCCGTACACCAAGCCGAAAATATCCTCGATAACGCTCCGGCGAACCAACGATATCGAAGCGGAAATGCAGCTCAAATTCAGCGGCTCTATTTCTGCTGTTACCGTAGACGGGACGCAGAAAAACAGCGTGGTTTATGTGCGGTATCGGTACAAGAAAACCAGTGAGAGCAGTTACGGCAGCTACACCAGCATCTATTCCGGCACGACAAAAAGCGGAACCTCTTTCAGCTACTCCAATTGGGAGCTGTGCAGTCTGGATGCAAACAGCTCCTACGACTTCCATTTGCAGATCCAAGACAAGCTCTATTCTTTGAGCAGTCTGGATTTGTATTTTACTGTTCCGCAGGGTACGCCGCTCATTGCGCTTCGGAAAAAGAAGGTCGGCATCAACACGCCGAACCCGCAGGCCACGCTGGATGTGGACGGCAGCATCCACATGAACGGCGTCAATGTCCACGGCAAAATGGGTAGAGTGGACGGCTCGACCACCGACCTCAACAATGTAAAGACTCCCGGTTACTATTTTGCGTATTCCGCTTCCACGGAAAAGCACTTTCCGACCACCACAATCGGTATGCTGGAGGTCTTTCTGCCGGAGAGCTACTTTATTCAGCAGCGGTACACCGTCTATAACGGCTCAAGGATGTATATCCGGGGAAACTATGGCGGCACATGGTCTTCGTGGCACACGGTGTCGCTGACCAAAGTAACATAACTTTTTCGGAATCAAGGCGCTCTGCGGAGTGCTTTTTTTCATACACAAATTCAACTTTCAAAGGAGGACAAACAACATGAAAGAATTCTGGACGACCATTCAGGTGGTATTCGCCGGTATCGGCGGCTGGCTGGGCTGGTTCTTGGGAGGATGTGACGGCTTGCTTTACGCGCTTCTGGCTTTCGTAGTCATCGACTACATCACCGGCATCATGTGCGCTGTGGTGGATAAGAAGCTGTCCAGCGAAGTCGGTTTCAAGGGCATTTTCAAAAAGGTGCTCATCTTCGCCCTGGTCGGCATCGGGCATATTCTCGACACCCGTGTCATCGGCAGCGGCTCGGTGATGCGTACCGCCGTCATTTTCTTCTATTTGTCGAATGAGGGCGTGTCCCTGTTGGAAAACGCCGCATACCTGGGACTGCCCATTCCACAGAAGCTGAAATCCGTGCTGGAGCAGCTTCATGACCGCAGTGAAAAGGAGGATGAATAATATGACTTACACGAACAGCCCCCTGGTGTCCTACACCAAACTCAGCCCGAACCACTCCGGGCAGCGCACCCACAGCATTGACCGCATCACGCCCCACTGCGTGGTGGGTCAGTGCAGCGTGGAAACGCTGGGCAACATCTTTTTGCCGACCTCACGGCAGGCAAGCAGCAACTACGGCATCGGTGTCGATGGTCGGGTCGGAATGTATGTGGAGGAGAAAAACCGCTCTTGGTGCTCTTCCTCCAATGCTAATGACCAGAGAGCCGTCACTATCGAGTGTGCCAGCGACAACACCGAGCCTTACGCTTTTAAGAACGTGGTGTACCAGCGGCTCATTGAACTTTGCACCGACATCTGCAAGCGCAACGGCAAAACCAAGCTGCTCTGGCTGGGAGATAAGGCCAAGACGCTGAACTACACCCCAAAATCCGACGAGATGGTTCTGACCGTCCATCGGTGGTTTGCGAACAAAAGCTGCCCCGGCAACTGGATGTATACCCGCATGGGCGATCTGGCATCCAAGGTCACGGCAGCTCTCGGCAGCGAGGTGAAGCCGATCGAACCGACCCAGCCCACTGGCACAATTAAGTCCGGTGACCTCGTGACCATCACGGGCAGCACCTACTATAACGGCAAAGCCATTCCCGGCTGGGTGAAGAAACTCCGCTGGTATGTGGTCGAGGTCAGCGGCGACCGTGCCGTCATCAACAAGGATGAATCCGGCAGGTACGCCATCATGTCGCCGGTCAAGACCTCTGCACTTGCCGTGGCGAGCACAAAACCCGCCGATGACTACCGTATCCATACCGTGGCGCATGGCGACACCCTCTGGGCGATTGCCAAGAAGTATCTCGGCAACGGTAGCCGCTATAAGGAAATCGTCAGCCTGAACGGACTGAAAAGCAATGTCATCTACAGCGGCATGAAGCTGAAGATCCCGAATAAGTAACCCGAAAGCCCATCGAGGAGAGCATTTTCTCTTTGATGGGCTTATTTTTTTGCTCTTTTTAGGGACCAAACGGCAGCCTTGTGTCCGGTGGCAAGTGAGGGAGCCCTTTAGAGGATAAGATTTTCGCCCATGCTTTCGGCCAGAATCGGCATTCTTGTCCAGATGGGTCATTGAGGGAAGCCCTCAGAAGGAGGATGCCATAATGACTGATCAACAAAAGGAGCAAATCGCTACCCTGCGCTCACAGGGGTATGGATATAAGAAAATCGCTCAAATAATGGAGCTCTCGAACAACACCGTGAAATCCTTCTGCAAGCGAAACAATATATCCGCACCAATAGTGACTACGCACAAGGAAGGTTGCTGCCCGCAGTGCGGCAAAGAAATCATCCAGTCCAGCAAAACGAAGAAACGCCGCTTCTGCTCGGATGCGTGTCGGAAACTTTGGTGGAAAGAGCATCCGAATCTTTCCTCGGAAACGGCGGTGTACAGCTTCATCTGCGCCGAGTGCAGAATTCATTTCACTGCCTATGGGAACAGAAATCGGAAATTCTGCTGTCACGACTGCTATGTGCAGCACCGGGTAAAGGCTGGTGGCTACCGTGACAACTGAGTGCCTATCCAAAGAGATCCTGTACCATGCAAGCCTTGCGCCTTTTCAGGAAATGCTTTCTGAAGGGCTTATTACCGCCGAGGATTATGCGGCGATCGATACAATCCTGCACGATAAATACCGACCGATCTTTGGTAGTAATATTTCGGAGAATACACTGGATATCGTGCCGAATCAGAGGTAATATGTCCACTACCAAAGGAGGGATCTGATGAATAAGACAGTTACAGATATCACCCCGAAACTTCAAAAAGACCTGCGAAAGCTGCGAGTAGCCGCCTATGCAAGAGTATCCTGCGATAAGGATGCCATGCTCCACTCGCTTGATGCGCAGATTCATTATTACCGAAATCTTATCTGCGGCAATCCCGATTGGGAGTTCGCCGGGATCTATGCGGATGAAGCGAAAACCGGCACCAAAGAAAGTCGGGAACAGTTTCAACAGCTTCTGTCAGACTGCCGAGCCGGAAACATCGATATGGTCATCACAAAATCGGTCAGCCGCTTTGCCAGAAATACGGTCACGCTTTTGCGGACGGTTCGTGAGCTGAAGGAACTCGGAATCAATGTTTTCTTTGAAGAACAGAACATCAAGACCCTGGACGCCGACGGCGAAGTCATGCTGACGCTTCTTGCTTCTTTTGCCCAAGCCGAGAGCCTTTCCGTCAGCGACAACTGCAAATGGCGCATCCGAAAGGGATTTGAGGAAGGCCGGGCGTCCACCTGTACCATGCTTGGGTATCGGCTCGTGAATGGTGAAATTACCATAGTGCCGGACGAAGCCGTAATTGTAAAGAAAATCTTCGACCTTTACAGTGACGGGTGTGGGCAGCAGAAGATCTGCAACATTCTCAATGAAGAAGGCATATGCACTCGTCGTGGCTACGCTTGGCATCCCAGTGCTGTCCGTCTGATACTTGAAAACGAAAAGTACGCTGGGGATTTGAAATTGCAGAAGGTTTTCGTGCGTGACCACCTTACCAAGGAGAAGGTCATCAACCACGGCGAACTTCCGATATACTGGGTGGAAAACGACCATGAGCCGATCATCAGCAGAGACCAGTTTCAAGCGGTTCAGCTTCGGCTGAAGAAGCAGTCGGAAGGATGCACCGCAAGCAAAGGAGCAGAATCCGTATTTACGGGAAAGATCCGCTGCGCAGACTGTGGCAAGAACTACCGCCGCAAAACAACTCCGTATCGGGTCGTTTGGTGCTGCGCTACTTTTAACAGCAGGGGTAAAAAATACTGCCCGACCTCCAAAATGATCCCGGAGGAAACTTTGAAAACGGCCTGTGCAACGGCGTTGGGACTTCCAGAGTTTGATGAGGAAATCTTTGATGAGCAAGTTTTATATATCGATGCCTGCCCCGGAAATTTGCTTCGCTTTCATTTCCATTATGGAAGCGAAAAAGAATTGACCTGGAGAGACCGCTCAAGGCGTGAGAGCTGGACTCAGGAAATGCGTGAAGCCGCAAGGCAGAAGGCACTATCGAGGTGACAACAATGGTAAAGAATGTACGAAAAATTGAACCAACGGCTCCCGTCATGTCTGCTTTGGACTTGCGGCCGCTGCTGAAGAAAAAACGAGTAGCTGCCTACGCTCGTGTTTCCACGGAAAAAGACGAGCAGCAGAACAGCTACGATGCGCAGATCGACTATTACACTGCGCTTATACGGAACAACCCCGAATGGGAGTTCGTGGACATCTATTCCGATGAAGGTATCACGGGTACAAGTATCAAAAATCGAGACGGGTTCAACCGTATGATCGACGATGCCCTCGCCGGCAAAATCGACTTGATTCTTACCAAGTCCGTTAGCCGATTTGCCCGCAATACGGTCGACAGTCTGACTACCGTCCGCAAACTAAAGGAAAAAGGCATCGAGGTGTATTTTGAGAAAGAGAACATTTACACGCTGGACGCCAAAGGAGAACTGCTTATAACCATTATGAGCTCTCTGGCACAGGAAGAGAGCCGCTCCATCAGTCAAAATACGACCTGGGGACAGCGAAAGCGTTTCGCCGACGGCAAAATGAGCCTTGCGTACTCCAACTTCCTCGGATACCGGCGCGGTGCCGAACTCGGCGATATGGAGATCGTAGAGGAAGAAGCCGTCATTGTCCGCAGGATATACAGCGAATTCCTCTCAGGGAAAACGCCTTATGATATTGCCAAGCATCTTACCGAGGATGGGATTCCCACTCCAATGGGCAAGACCAAGTGGCATACCACCGTCATTGAGAGTATTCTGAAAAACGAGAAGTACAAGGGCGATGCATTACTTCAAAAGACCGTGACAACGGACTTTTTGACACATACCCATAAGCGTAACGAAGGTGAAGCACCTCAGTTTTATGTTGAGAAAAATCATCCTGCCATTGTGCGTCCGGAAGTGTTCGAAATGGTCCAGGAGGAATTCCGCAGACGGAAAGCCGCCGGTGGCAGGATGCAATGCGTCTCTATCTTCTCCGGAAGGATCGTATGCGAGGACTGCGGCGGCTTCTATGGCAGGAAGGTATGGCATTCCACCTCTGAAAAATACCGAGCCTACCACTGGCACTGCAACAATAAGTTTCAGAAACGCTGTTCCTGCCAAACACCTACGCTGAAAGAAGAAAGCATCGAGCAGGCATTCTTGAGCGCCATCAACAGCCTCATCAAGAAAAAGAAAGAGATCCGAGAGAATTATGCGCTTTGTCTGGACACTATTACCGACGACAGCGCGTATGTCGCACGGTTGGACGAAATCAATGCGGAGTGCTGCCGACTGCAGGAGGAGACTAAGAGCCTGCTCACCGCCGCCGGAAGGAAAAACGGTGGTGGGCTTAGCGAGATCAATCGGCAGTATGAGGACTATCTCGCCAGGTTTGAAGCACTTCAGAAAGAAAAGTCGGAGCTTTCCGCGCAAATATCCAAGTGCGCGGCCAAGCGTGTGCAGGTCAGTTCTTTCCTCGAAGAGCTGCAAAAATACGACGGGCCGCTGAAAGAGTTCGACCCGCTCATTTGGCAGGCAACGCTGAACCATGCGGTCGTCCATAAAAACTGCACGATCACCTTTGTTTTCCGTGACAGTACCGAGGTGACGAGAAAGATAAAGAACGGAGTGAGAAAGTATGTCAAGCGAAAAGCAAGTGATCCCGATAATCCAGAGTCCACCGGAGAAAAGGCGTAAGGAGCGTGTCGCTGCCTACTGCCGTGTTTCCACGCAGGCAGAGGAACAGATTCACAGTCTTGCCGCACAGCGGGAATTCTATGAGAAATCACTCTCCGGCAACTCCGAAGTGGAGTTTGTCGGCATATACGCAGATGAGGGTATCTCTGGCACCCGGACGAGAAACAGAACACAATTTCTCGCACTTATCCAGGATTGCCGTGACGGAAAAGTAGATCGAATTCTTACTAAGAGCGTATCCCGGTTCGGAAGAAACACCGTGGATACGCTCATTTTTACAAGGGAGCTGCGAAGCCTTGGTGTGGATGTCTATTTTGAAAAAGAGAACCTGCATTCCATCTCACCGGAGGGAGAATTGCTCCTCACATTGATGGCGGCGCTTGCGGAATCCGAATCGGTCAGTATGTCCGATAATATTAAATGGGGAAAGCGATACCGCTATAAGCAAGGACTGGTCACTGCCCTAGCCATTTCCAATATATACGGCTACTGCAAAAAGAATGGCGAGATCGCCGTGAACAAGGCAGAGGCAGTTATCGTCCGGAGAATCTATAAGGAGTTTTTGGACGGAAAGAACTACGATGAAATCATTGCTGGGTTAACGGCTGACGGAGTTCCCACGAGGAAAAACGCAACCTGGTACTCTCGAACGGTCATCGGCATCTTGAGCAATGAAAAATACTGCGGAGACTGCCTGTTTCAAAAGACTTTTATTCCAGACCCGATCTCACACAAAACAGTAGTCAACTGCGGCGAGATCCCTCAATTTCTGGTGGAGGACTGCGTTCCAGCCATCATAGAGAAGAAGCAGTGGCTTGCTGCGCAGGAAATGCGAAAGCGGCATCAGGGGGTCAGCAAGCCGCCAATCGAGGCGCTCCCTTTTCGTAGCCTTGTGTTCTGCGGAACTTGCGGAAAGCCATGTCCGCAGTATTCCTCTCATTCTGAGGGGCGGCGGCTGACAGCCTATCATCGGTGCATAAGTCGGAGAGATCATACCGCAGTGGAAGTTCCTGGCATGACCTATGTCCCACCGCACAAAGCCGGGTACAACTATAATCCGACTCCGGAACTTGCCGCCTACCGGGAGACATACAAAAAGCCGAAGTCGAGACCGTTTCTCTGCACGGATATGAAGATCCGCACAGAGCGGTTCCCGAAGGCCTTTGTGCAGGCTTGGAACTTGATCGTCAGTAAGAAGCAGCGATACCTTCCGTCTTTGCAGAACACCGCTGCTACCTCGGAAAACCCGCTGACAGCCTATCGCGCAGAGGAAATGGTTGGCCTGTTGAAAACGGCGGGCAGACTGGAAGAATTCGACTTCTCGTTGATGATACGCACGCTCGACCGGGTGGAGATCATGCCGACTGAAAAACTGTCTTTCATCTTTCAGTCCGGCATCCGCATCACGGTATAA